CCTTTGAGAATTGCAAGTTCATACAGTCCTTGTTCGGCACCATACGAACCACCAAATCCACCGGGAGAGGTAAAACGCACAACACTTACACCATACCCATTCGGGAAGAAGTATCGTGCAGCAATACCACTGTCAGGATAGTTGGTATGAGGTTCAAAATTAAGATCAGAGAATTTCATAGTTCAAACAGCAAGAGCAGCAGAGGGGATTTCAACAATCTTGGGAGTTTCATAAAGTTCGTAGCACACCCATTCACCGTTCAGAGTGTAGAGATAAGCATACTCTTCACCATCACCAACATACTCAATCAGGTTGACATCAAGGCGAGGAGGGCAATTATCACCACGCTGAGAATAGTATTGAGGACCGTATTCTTCTACCTTTTCGTTAGATTTTGCAAGTTGGACATAAGGATTCAACTGAATGGTTTCAGTGGTCCAACGCTCATCAGTCCAGCAGCAGGACATATCACCACCATCAATCAATTTGGCAGCAAGTTCTTTGCTATTATAGTGGGTGCGAAGAATGCGACCCAACCATTCAGGATACGAGTCCCAATGATGATAACTGCTCAAGATGCTTCCATCAGAAAGTTCGATTCCGATTCTGCCCCTAGTCGCCATTTGAAGTCTTTTGTTGATTACCTTGTTATTATAGGGTCTCCTGTGTCCCCTGTGAAGGTCTATGTGCCACTTCTTCAACTGTCACAAGGTCTCGGTATGTTTTCCAGTGTCCATATGCTATTTTCTTGATTCCTGATGTTGAATACCCGTTATCTACAGCCCATCGTTGCAATCCACCAACGATAACTTCTCTACCATCAGCATAAACTATTCTCCAAGTTTTTGCTCTTGGATTATTAGCACCACTAACATCTAAACCATTTTCATATCTTTTCTTCATCATTTGTCTGTTTATTTCTTTTTGATGTTCTGGTATTGTTCCTCCTTTATTCCAAGCAGAATGTCCTTTATTTGCTTTTCCTATATTTTCTTTCCACTCTTTTGTGCGTTTCATTCTTGCACAAACAGGTGCTGCTGATTTATGTGTTTCAACATAATTATCAGGATTGTCCTCAATCCAGACAGGACCATCTATACCAAGACACTCATTTAGCGCCTTTACATTCAGTTTCATCTGCTTTATTCGTGGTTAAAGATATTTATACAAGAAAAGGGTCATAAAGACCCTTCTCCCGCTTAAACAACCACGAATAAGCATCAATATTTAGTTGTCCTCAATCATTCATAAATTCGACACTCAAGTGCATCAGGATTGGCATCGCAATAAAGTTCAAATGCATTTGGATCATAATCATCATCAGGATGATTTGCTTTATATGCTTTAAGTGCTTCTAATTCTTCTTCTGTATGTCTTCTTGCTTGTGGAGATGTCATAGGGTCATTCAGAATATCTTCATCCTTCTGAATGTGCTGATTAATGTTTTTCATCGTTTTGTAGCGTTATGATATATTTATTTTTTCATTCACTCAGAGAAGTTCCTCGCCAATTCTTTGGAGTTGGCGGATCACATTTTCCCTCAAGAGAACGAACAAGTAATTCTGTGAATAGTTCCATCTTTTCTGGATGAACTGATGCAGGATTTTCGTTAATTGCGTTTTTTAGAGCAACAAGTTCATTCCATTCGGAATCTGTCAGGTCTTTAATTTCGGTTCGGGAGAATGTCATAAGTTTTTTTCGTTGTGATCCCAATGTTAGCATTCTAACATATTAATATCTAGGAACTTAATGTTTTCTTTGGGATCATGTAACATTACTTAATAAAGTCTTCAAGAGACTCAAGGTTATTATATCATATAATTTCTACTTTTACAATATCTTTGTGTTTTTTGCATTTTCCTTTACACAATTCAAACATATGACTACGATGATATTTGTTTTCCTTTGCCCATTGAGTTAATCCACATATAATAATTTCATCTCCATTTTCAAAAGTTATTTTATATTGTTTAGAAGATGGACTATTTTCTCCCACTTTCCCATACATAGGATTATTTTTCCCCTTTTTAATTTCACTCCATATTTTTTTAAGTTCTTCTGTTTGTTGTTTTCTAAACATTGGATGATTTTTTCCTTTAAGAGAATTACTTATTTTTTCTTTAATATCATTAGAAACAATAAATCCTCTAACACCTTCTCCACCAAATGTTGAATTATATCCATTGATGTAAGTATCATACTTATCAATATAAAAGATTTCTTGTTCGTTTAAAACTTTAACTTCATACTCTTCAATAATTCCGTAAATAAATTTATCCCATCCATATTTTCTAACAACACGATAAAACTTATTATCAATACCATTTTTACAAAGATTTTTATGTTGTCTTTTTCTTTGCTTTTCGTGGACGGTTTGCCCTATATATTTCTTCCCTGTAGGAATACAATGGTAGCAATAAATTACTCCTTTCATCTCTGCTCTTAAGTTGGTGGTTATTATTATTTATACAGGAAAAGCACCCAAAGGTGCTTTATCCCAACCTGAAAAGAACCACCAACTCAGGCATTTTTATTTATTTGTTTCTTTATCATCAAGAAAAGATTTTAAAGTTTCAATATCTTTTTCCAATTCTTGTTTTTGTTTTCTTTTATCATAATATTCATAAAGGGCATTATGGCAATCCATAAGTTCTGAAACCCAAAATCCACTTGGATATATGCCTAATTCGTCCATTAGTCCCCTGTGCGAAACTCTTTGTTCTTCTGCCTTACACATAACGCCACAGATTGCCTGAACCATATCAAGTTTGTCTTCTTCAGAAAGCATAAAATACTTTCCTACTGCTCGTTGCTTTGCCTCTTCATTTTCTTTTTGAAGTTGCTTGCTGGCATCAGAATCCCACCATTCTTTCAAACTATCTCCAAGAGTGTTTGGTTTGTTAAGTTCTTCTTGATTGACTACTGGTTTTTCTTCAGTCATCGCTTATAAGATTCCAAAATCATCATAATATCTAACGAACAATCTGGAGGAAGATCACCTTGATATTCTCCATCTGTTGAAAAAGTAAAGGAATAAACGGTTTCTTCATCATTCCAATAAGAATTATCTCTCCAATATGTGTTGGGATCTTCTTGAGGAACAAACATTCCTTGATCTACACCTTCATATTTTGAAAGTGTGATTGCGTCAATTTTTTTTTGAATCTCAAAGATTCTTTCAATTAAATCTGATTTCATTTCATTCTCCAAATATTGTACCAAAAAATCCAGAGTCTCCCGATTTACGATTTTCTAACTTATCAAGTAAAGCATCCGTATGAATAAGTGCATCAATCCGCGATATAACCTCTGCAACGGTACTACAAACCATAGGGCGTTCTTGTCGTGCTGCAAAGGCAAGTGCTGCTCTCAGAGATTGTTCCGCATCTTTTAGGTTTCTTTCTACAGTTTCAGATAGTGCCATAATTAATTCACCTTTTTAATAAGATAAGAACCATCACCCTGATCAATCCATTCAATTTGATCTCCTTCGTTAAGGTCTGTTGCTTCTAGAAGATCATCAGGGAAAGTAAAGAAATATTCACCACTTGGTCCATCAACTTCTACAGGAAGTTGCCATTTTACTACTTTATCTTTTTTTTCAAGATATTCATCATATGCAGGAATATGACCTTTACCATTTCCATTCAGAAGTGCCAGAAGATCATAACAGCGACCAGTATGATGTTTGTGATAATAATACTGCTCTTCTACAACTCTTTTAATAACATCATAGATTTCCTGAGGGGATGTTTCTGCCGAAGAAATAGAATCATGCATCCACTCTTCCAATCGTTCAAGCGAATACTTTTTGTAATTAAAGTCAGTCATTTTCATACTCCTTGATTGCTTGTTCCATAATAATTTGGATTTCTTTACTAGTTAGCGAATTCATCCAAGACCAATTGGGATCTTCTTTATCCCAATTCATCGTATAAGATCCATCGGCATTTTGTGTGATCTTAAAAGTATCTTCCATCAGAACCAAGAACCATTCAGTGACTTATGAGATTGCTTCAGTGCCTTGTAAAGTTTTTTAATTTCATCAAAAGCAACATCTGGGTTCATCTTTCCACCAATTGCCATATTTGTCAGGTAGGAAACGTGATGAGAAAAGTTATTCAGATTATTGATTTGAGCAATTTCAAGAAAACTCATATCAACATCTGGACTAATTGGAGGAGTTGGAAATAAAAACTCTTCTTTTGCTTGCTTTGCAGTTGTCATTTGTCGAGTGTATAATTATTTAAATTATAAGGTTCTGATGCCAAAATGTCAATCCTTTCATCTATAGCATTTATCGAGTTCATAATTTCATAAAGAACATTTGTGGTTTCAACATTTTCTTC